GAAATCTAAATCTAAATCTAAATCTAAAACTAAAACTAAGAAATCTAAATCTAAATCTAAAACTAAAACTAAGAAATCTAAAACTAAAACTAAATCTAAAAAATCTAAATGTAAGAAAAATTTAAACTTTTTTTAGATTTAGAACTTTTTTTAGATTTAGAACTTTTTTTAGATTTAGAACTTTTTTTAGATTTAGAACTCTTTTTAGATTTAGAACTCTTTTTAGATTTAGAACTCTTTTTAGATTTAGAACTCTTTTTAGATTTAAATGCTGAAGTTTTTGGATTAAACCATTCATCTAAAAGAGATTTATTTTGTTTTCTTAATAACAAAACAAGTTTTGATAGATGAATTTTTTTAGGTATGGTAGGTCCTATATCTAAATCATCCCATGACCAATCATTTTTTTTTGTAAATTTTTCTAACCAGTCTAATGCAATTTCTATATTTTGTCTGTAATTTTTTGTTAATAATTTTTCATCTCTATGATAAAACATTAATGAAAAAAGTTGACAAAAACCATGTGAATGGTCTTCTTGTGCGTCTAAATTTACAGCAAAAGGTTTTCTAATACCACCTCCTGTTTTATAACCATTTCCTACAACATATATATCACCATCTTTTCTTACTCCATAATAATGAACTGAATCTCTTCCAAAAATTCTTGGATAAATTCCAGGATTTATTATAGGTTTAGCTTTAGGTTTAGATTTTTTTTTAATAGTAATACTTCTTGGATTTAAACCTTTGACATTTACACTGTTTTTATCCTCTTGACTATTTATTTTTTTAAAAAATTTGTCCCAATCACCACTTGATAATGGTTTAGATCTATAAATTTTATAATGTTGAAGATACTCTTCTGAACTTATTGTTTCCAATATATGTTTTATTAAATTATCAAATTGTTTTTGATCCATTTATTATAATTATTAATAATTTTTTATTTTTAGATTTAGAACTTTTTTTAGAATTATTGTTTTTTAAAAATTATGTATTTATTTTGTAATACATTTTTCAATATTTTTATATCTTATACAGCTACATCTAAATTATACAATTTTTTTTTATTTGATTATTCTTCCATTTTTATTTAAAACTTATTCCTTAAATAAAAATGGATTATCTTGTAATTGAATGTCCTCATTGTCATGATTCTATTATTATTTATAAAAATGAAATAAATTGTCGTATTTTTAGACATGCAGTGTTTAAACATAATGGAGAACCTATTAATCCACATACATCTAAAGAAGAATGTGAAAAGTTAGTAGAAACAGGTAGTGTTGATGGATGTGGAAAACCTTTTCAACTAAATTTAAAAGATGAACCAGAAATATGTGATTATATTTAAAAGATAATTTAAAAAAGTAATTTTTAATAAAATGGATATTAAAAATTGTAGAATATGTGGATGTATAGATTTAAAAAAAGTTATTTATTTAGGTGAACAATATATTACTTCTCGTTTTCCTTTATATGGAGACTGGAGCACACCAAAAACGGAGATTACACTTTTAAAATGTCAAAATTGTAGTTTAATTCAGTTAAAAGAAACAACAAAATCATCTGAATTATATGAATATGAATATGGATATCGATCTGGTATAAGTAATACGATGAGAGAACATTTATATCAATATCAACAAGAAATGATATCTATTGTACATGAATTAAAAGAAAATGATACTGTAGTTGATATAGGTAGTAATGATTCAACATTATTACAATATTATTCTGATAATTTAAAACGTATTGGAGTTGATCCAACAGGAAACCAGTTTAAAAAATGTTATGGAAAAGTTGAATTAATTCCAACTTATTTTACATATAAAAATTTTCGTGATGTATATGATCAGAAAGTGAAAATTATTTCATCTATTTCAATGTTTTATGATTTGCCTGATCCAATTCAGTTTGCAAAAGATATTTATGATGTTTTAGATGATAATGGAATTTGGACATGTGAACAAAGTTATATGCCAACTATGATTAAAAGAAATAGTATTGATACAATTTGTCATGAACATCTTGAATATTATGCACTACATCAAGTAAAATATATAGCAGATAAAGCAAATATGAAAATTATTCATTTATCTTTTAATGATTGTAATGGAGGAAGTTTTCGTATTTATTTTGCAAAAAAAGAATCAATGTATAATGAAGCAACAGAATTAATTAAAGAAACTTTAAAACAGGAGAATGAATTTGGAATTCATTCAGATGAATTATATATAAATTTTATGAATCAATGTGATTATGAAATTAATAAATTAAAAGAGTTTACAAAAATAGTAAATCAAAATAATAAACAAATATGGATTTATGGAGCTTCTACAAAAGGAAATTGTTTATTACAATATGGAAATATTAAAGAATCTGATATGAAATATGCAGTTGAAAGAAATCTTGATAAAGTAGGTAAAATGACATCTACTGGAATTCCTATTATTAGTGAAGAAAAAATGAGAGAAAATCCACCAGAATATTTATTAGTTTTACCATGGCATTTTAAAGATGAAATTATTAAAAGAGAAAGTGAATTTTTAGAAAAAGGAGGTCAATTAATTTTTCCATTTCCAACTTTTGATATTGTAGGAAATAAAGAAAAATTATTAATTACAGGTTCAAATGGACAAATTTCTCAATATGTTCAACAAGTATGTAAAGATTATACATTATATGGAATTAGTTCAAGTTTAAATCAATCAAATTTAACAACTTTTTCATTTGATATGAAAGATACAAAACAGTTAGAATTAGTATTGGATATAATTAAACCCAATGTAATTGTGCATCTTGCATCTATATCAAGTTCATTAGAATGTTTTAATAATCCTATTCTTGCTTTAGAAACAAATGGTATGATTACAGCAAATATTTGTGATATTATTTATCGTAAAGGATTAAAAACAAAATTATTTCATGCATCAAGTAGTGAGATTTATAAAGGACATGTAAATTATACAGTAAAAGAAGATGATACTTATATGTATCATTTACATCCTTATTCTATAGCTAAAACAATGGCTCATAATATTGTTGATTTTTATAGAACTACATATGATTTACCATTTTCAAATGGAATTTTATTTACAACAGAGTCTCCTTTAAAAAGTGAAGATTTTTTATTAAATAAAGTTGCAAAACATGCAAAAAATACAGAAGAAGTATTAGTTTTAGGAAATTTAGATTCATATCGTAATATTATTCATTCATTTGATGTTGCAACTGCGATAGATTTAATATGTAAACAAGATAAAGGTGATAATTATATTATTTGTAATGATGAAAGTGTAAAAATAAGTGATGTTGTAATTGATATATATAAAACAAGTGGTATTAATGTTGTATATGATAATCAAAATATTGTTGAAAAAGAAACAAATAAGATTATAGCAACTACATCAACTAGATTAGGAGATAATGTTTGTAATATAAAAGGTTGTGTTACAAAATTAAAAAATTTAGGTTGGAAACCAACTTTAAATATAAAAGATATACTTCAAAATATAACAGAATAAATAATAATAAATTTAATATTAAATTTATTGTAATAAGTAATATTGATTATAATCAATATGTTTATCTAATGTATAGTTTGCATTATATAAATATTCTTTTATATCATTTTTATCAAAAACATTTTCAATAACCATTAGTTTAGGTTTATATTTTTCTAAATTTAAACCTTTTAAAACTTTTAATTCTCCTCCTTCAACATCAATTGACATTATATCAATATTTTTAATATGAGAAATTTCTGTAGAAATTAATGTATTTAAAGTCTTTTGAGGAACTTTAAACTTTGTAATTTGAAAAATTTGACTTCCAAATGTATTTAAATAATCTGGATCTAATTCTATAGCAGATACACCTGCCATATGGGAACCTCCTCCCCATGGACCTAATACAGCATTAAATTCAACATATTCTTTATCTTCATCATATACTGCATAATTATATACATTTTTTCTATCTTTTTTCAATCCATCAATAAGTAATGGGTTAGCTTCAAAACAATGAACATCCCATCCATTTTGTTCAAAATGATAACTATTACTAATATTTATAGATTCATATGCTCCAATATCAAAAAAAACTCCTTTATAATTATAATCAGGAAAATATTCTCTTAGTGTTTGGTCTACATGTTTACCACATTGAATTTCTCCATAAAAACTCATTTAATAATAATAATTATATTTAAATAATATAATTATTATTAAATGAGTTTTTATCAATATAATTTTTATGGACAAAGTGGAGAAGATCTTTATATAAGATCATTATTTCCTGAAGATTATATTGGTGTATGTATAGAAGTTGGAGCATATGATGGGGTAACATTTTCAAATACTTTTTATTTTGAACAAAATGGTTGGAAATGTTTATGTATTGAGCCAATTGAAAGTTCATTTAATAAATGTAAACAAATAAGAAAAGAATGTGTAAATTGTTGTATATCAGATAGTGATAAAGAAGATAAATTATTTCATATTTTCACTCTTGATGGTGATAATATGTGTGCAATTTCTTCATTAGAACCTGATGAAAGATTAATTGAATCTCATAAACATTTGATTAAAAATCGAACTACATCTATGGTAAAAGTAAGATCATTAAATTCATTATTAGAAGAATTACAATATCCACTAAAAATTGATTTTATATCCATTGATACTGAAAATACAGAATTAGATGTATTAAAAGGAATCGATTTAATGAAATATGATGTAAAATTATTATTAATTGAAAATAATTATGATGAGCCTATGTGTGAAGATTATTTAAAACAATATGGATATAAAAAAATATATCGTATAGCAGTAAATGATTTATATATGAAAAATTAATGAAATATTTTTTAATTTAAAAGAAGATATTTATATAAAAATGGAAATTTTATTTTTAAACAGTAAAGTAAAAAATTGTGGTGTTTATCAATATGGATTAAGATTATTTGATATTGTAAAAAATACACAAAATTATATTTATTATGAAATAGATTCTCTTAATGAATATAATAATATTATTACAGATTCTACAAAAATAATAATTTATAATTATCATGCATCTACTATGCCCTGGTTAAATAGTAATACAATACAAAAAAATGTAAAAAATATAAGTATTTCACATGAATGTAATTTTAGTTTTTTTGATATGAATTTAGATATAAATCCAGATGGTATTAATCCATTACCTAGACCTATTTTTGAAGATGTAGATGAAATATTATCTAATTATGTATCATCTACTGAAACAATTAAAGATTTTATAAATTATTCTGAAAAAGATATACCTATATTTGGATCATTTGGATTTGGTTTTCAAAATAAAGGATTTCATAAAATTATTTTAAATATTAATGAACAATATAATAATGCTATTATTAAATTTGTTATACCAGATGCATTTTTTGATCCATATAAACAATATACAGTAAATAATATGGTAAGTATATGTAAAAATATAAGTATTAAAAAAGGAATTAAAATAATGTTTATTCATGAATTTTTTACTACAAATGATCTTTTATATTTTTTAAGATCAAATACAATGAATATTTTTATGTATGATGAAATGCATGGAAGAGGTATATCTAGTGTTATTGATTATGCTTTATCTGTAAAAAAACCATTAGGAATTTCAAATAGTTATATGTTTAGACATATATATTCAGACAAAATATGTTTATATAAAGAAAGTATAGAAGATTGTATGAATAATTCGGTAAATTATTGTTCTCAATTTTTAGATAAATATTCTCATAAAAATGTAATTGAAACTTTTAAAAAAATTATTAAAAATCAAACATATAGTCAATCATATCAAGATCAATTTGTATTAAAAATGACAAATTATAAATATAATGGAAGATTTTTAGAAATTGGATCAAATCATCCTTTTAATTGTAATAATACTTATTTATTAAGACATTTATATGATTGGAAAGGTATAATGGTAGAATATGATAAATCATTTGAAAGTCTTTATAAAAATGATAGTAAAAAACCTTTATATATTATAGATGATGCAAGAAATATTAATTATAAAAAAATATTAGATACATATAGATTTCCTGAATGTATAGATTATTTACAAATTGATTTAGATGTAGATAATCGTTCTACATTAGATACTTTAGAATTACTAGATAATACAGTATTTGATAAATATACTTTTGCAACAGTTACTTTTGAACATGATATATATAGAGGAAATTATTTTGATACAAGAGAAAAATCTAGAAAAATATTTAAAAATAGAGGATACATTTTAATATTTCCAGATGTTTCAACTTTTTATGAAGGAAGAGATTGTCAATTTGAAGATTGGTATATTCATCCATCATTAGTTCCTAATTATATTTCATATCATAAAAGTTTAAAATGTGGAGAAATATTTGATATATTACCTACATTAAAACAAAATATATCAGTTGAAGTTTCAATTGGAGAATTAGTTGATAAATATAGTATTTTAGAACTTAAAATAAAAAAGATAAAAGATTCATTAAAAATTATTGAAATTAATAAAGAAATTGAATCATTAAAAGGTACTAAATTTTATATTAAAAAATATGAATTTTTTTATAATATATTATTATATATTAATGAAAAAATATGGGATATGACAGATGATATTAAAAAGATGATTGTATCTGATTCAGAATATTCAATTATATCTAATCAAATTTTTGAATATAATCAAAAAAGATTTCGTTTAAAAAATTTTTTCAATATTCTTTTTGATTCAAATATTAAAGAACAAAAAAGTTATTCTATGAAATATTGTAAAATTTATATTGAAAATGAAGAAATCTTTTTACAAAAAATACCTGAACTTTATTATTTATCTATTGAATATGATCAACTATATATAAAAACAAATATAGAATATAAAATTAAAAATATATTTAAATCTCCAAATATTACATTTATAAAAAATGAATATACATCTACTATTAATCTTAAAGATTATAAAATAGATTGTCCTATTTTTATTGATAAACCTATTAAATATATTGCAGGTGGAAAAATGGGTGATTTTATACAATCATTATCTGTAATTAATGAATTTTTTTATAAAACAGGTAAAAAAGGTTGTTTATATTTATCAAATAAAGGAGATGTTTTTAATTTTGGATTAGAAAAGTCTTATAAAGATGTATATGATTTAATTATATCTCAACCTTATATTTCATCTTTTCATATTTATAATGAATCTACAGATATTGATATTGATATTGATTTAACAATATGGAGATATAGTCCATTATTATATAGTAAAAATTGGATTAATATATATTCAAATACATATAATATTGAATGGGGAAAACATAAATGGTTATTATTACCAAATATGGATGAATATGAAAATACAATTCTTATTTCAACAAGTTCTTATCGTTTTCCTGTATTTATAAATTTTAAAACTATTCATGAAAGATATACTGAAAAAATAGTTTTTATTTCACAAGATATTCAATCTTATAATTATTTTATAGAAAAAACTGGACTTGATATACCTTTTATTCAACCAAAAAGTTTTATTGAAATGTGTACTATAATTAATTCATGTAAACTATTTATTGGAAGTTTATCATCTCAATTAGCAATATCATTTGCTTGTCATAAACCTAATGTTGTAGGTTTTTTTGATATACCAGATGATAATCATAATAAACATATGATTTATTCACAAAAGATGTAATTAATGAAATAAAATATAATATAATTTTTCTTCATTAAATTTAGGTAATGTTTCTTTATATGTTTTTTCATCTGGTATATATTTAAAAACATAATTTAAAGCTTCTTCTAAATTATTATTCTTTTTATTAATATAATCATAAGGACTTTTAAGTCCTTCTTTAAAATTCCATGGATTTTTATCTTTTTCATTAAATGTATTATCACGTAACATATGATAAACATCTTTTTTATAAAGATATAACATAAAACATGCTAGAGAATAATGGTCAAGATATCTAAAAAATATAAAAGCTTCATCTTTTGTTTCAAAAAAAGATGAAGATCTAGGATTATTTGGTAAATAGTAATAAAGAGAACGTAGACGTTTAATATCATCAATATCTTTTATTTTATTATGAAAAGTGCATGTTTCGGTATCGATTAATTTAATTTTAACATTTCCATCTTTTTGATCGATATATGAATAAAAATTTTGAGGTTTTACATCTCCATGTGTTATTTTTAAATCATGAAAATTTTTTAATTTTGTGAATAACATTCGATAAAGAGATAATATCATATTTTTTGAACAATCTTTATCTAATAAATTTTTTAAATCTTCTCCTTCTATATATTTTAACATGATAGCACAACGATCTTCATGTTCTTTATATGTTATAAAATATTCATTATACATTGGAAAAATATTTGCTAATTCTTTTAAACTTTTAATTTCATTTTTCATATGTTCTTTCTTTGTTTTACCAACAACTTTGATAAAATATTTTGTTCCATCA